ATTTGACTAATATATGATGTAACAATATCAAGTGAACTTCCCGTATCACTTTTAGCATATAAAACATCACCTAATTTCATAACAATTTTAGCGCCGCCTTGAATTAACTCAATAGCTGAATTCGGTGGAATACTTACATTTTTTGCGATGTAATAATTAGTTGCTGTATTAGTAATATAAACGTCAACTAAAATAGTTGTTGCTACAATATTACAGCATCTAATTCCTATAACTGCATCATAATTTGCTCCAGTTAAAAGAGTTGCTGCTCCTGTTCCCGTTGCGCTTTCTAAATCGTTTCTAAAGTTTTGTGCCATATTTTTTTCCTATCTATAACGCCACGGCCATTGCTAACGCAAAACCGGAGCTTGCTGCTCCCACTGGATTACCTGATGCATCTAAATAAACAGATTTACTTGCAGGTAATGTACAAAACACTTCTGTACTGTTTCCAGTAAAATTTACTGCGGCGTCTGAATTAGAACTAGAGATAATTTCTGTTCGTGCAAGGTTTGCACTTGTTCCATCTAAAGTTCCTCTACCGACTTCCCAATTACTTGTACCATTTTCATAAGCGGCATAGTAAGTTTCTTGTAGATTTCCAATACCTGCCGCAAAAGTGTCAAAACCTTGTGAGGTACCACTTAATGCAAACGCACCAGTTCCTGATGTAGTAGTGGTTTGTTTTACTCTGTCGTTTAATACTAACGCCATTTATTTTTTTACTCCTATTACGAATTAATACTTAACAAAGCATCAGCTCCAGAAGGTGTTCCTGCAGTTGGTGCTGGGAAAGTAACTGTAAATGTTCCATTAGAACAAGAAAAATCTGCTCCAAAATCTAAAATTACAACCAATTTATTTGAGTCACTAGTATTGTAAATTGCTGCGCCTCTTGCTGTAAAAGTAGCTGGTGTTGGTGAACCCCAAGCGGGATCCGGACTAAAATCAACTGTTGCATAGTCTGCAACATTTGAAACTGCGCCACCTGCTAAAGCTTGTGCAGCGTAGTAAGTGCTACCTGTTGTAGCAACTTCATAATTAGGTGCTCCACCACCAGATGGTCCTAATAATGCAACTGTGCTACTGTGACTGTAAGCTCCAACATTTCCACCATTCTCTGTGTATAGGGAAATACTGTAATTGTCACCTACAAAGTCATGATTTCCCTTTAACAATTCTACTGGGAACGAGTAAGGTACTATATTTGTCATTTTGTTTTTTCTCCTTAATTATTAATAACTCGATGGGGATTCGGATTTTAATTGAGTACGAATAACTCCATCTTGATATTCATCTCTGCGTCTTCGACCTTGTTGTTCAATCGCATACGACATCAGAGCTTTTTCATAAGCCTGATTATAGTATTGTATCATATCCTGCGGTCCTTTCAAGTATCCATATGCATTTACCAGACATGCATACAAAAGTAAATCCTGGTATTTATTCGACAGGTAAGTTCCATTTGTAGCCGCGGGTGCTACTACGGGGTTGACGGTATCCGTAATGCTTACAGGCTCTTTATTATAAGCCAATGTAATTTTATAAGTTTTATCAGGCGTAGGAGCGATAACCCAATAAGTAGTGTCCCAATTTCCATAATATTTAGGGATTCCTACAGCTTGAGTACTAGGTGTCGCATAGTATTCAGCCATAAAGCTTGTATCTCTTTGTTCTAAATAAAATTGATCTCCATTAGTAGTTTCTAATTGAACATATCTGATAAATCTTAAATCAGATGGAATTGTTACATATCTATTATCTATAATAGTATTTGATGTTGCATAGAATCTTTCTTCGTCAGAATCTACTTCTCTATAAATTTTGTTTTCTGCATTTTTAATAATAGGATTTAAAACAGCCGTACTAAATACTGTACTGTCTACTTCTGTATAATTTCTAATGTCTGTTTCTAAATTTGATAATGTATATGCCATATTATAATGCCTTTAATGTTACGGGACCTGCTGAACAGTTTGCTCCCCCTCCTGATATACCACTTACTGTGTCTAATGGCAATCCATCCGGAACACTACCTACTGATCCTAAAGTCACATAAAAATAATTTTCTGGAGAAGTTAAAGTTCCTGGAGCTGTTGTAACAGTTCCTGTTGAATCTATTTGACCTAATGCAATTGTAAAACCAGTGCTTTTATTAATTGCGCCACCATCTCCAGGGTCCGTCATACTAGCAAATAGAGGAATGTCTGCAAAAGCTTGTAAGTTATAAGCATCTGCTCCACCTGTTCCTGCATTAATTACTTCTGGTGCACCTCTCAACCTTACTATGTCTCCTGCTTTTCTTTGATGATCTTCCGAAAAAACATTTAAATAAACCACACCACTATAAATTGCAGTTGTAAAAGGATTGTTCTGTAATAAAATTAAAACTGCTGTTGATGATCTTTGTGGTCTTGGATTCCATAAAGCTTGTGGATCACTTCCCACAGGTTTAGGATCAAGTTGTGGTTGTTTAGCTTCAAACTCTGAATAATGAACTAATGAACCATTCCATTCTCTAACCATTTCTGTATAAGGAAATCTCATTCCTGATCTATCCGAAATCGCCCACGATCTTTTACCTGATGCATATCCGCCCATTATACACCATCCCCATAAAATGTTTGTGGTGAAATAAAACTAGATGTACCTTGGTTGTCGGCATCAAGTGCTCTTAACATTTCACTTTCATAAGTTCTTTCCAATGCTGGTGTTCTTTCAGGATCAAATTTTAAACTTAAATAATAAGCAAGTCCTGACATCATAACTGGATAAAATCTATTAACTACATCGGCTGTATTTGTATAAGAACCTGCGTCTTGAATTCGTGCCATGTAGTAAAAACAAAATTGATAATTACTGGGTGTAGTTGTACTTGAAATACTTGAACTAGGTGTTGCGTATAAAAATATACTTGGGTTTATTTTTCTTTGTGCATAATATTGTGAAGGTGTCCCTTGAGTTAGTTTATTAGGTGTTTGTGAATATTGGGATCTATCTATTTTTGTAAGTGCAATATCTTGTGGTACAGCATTATCCGAATTATTTCTATAATAAGCTTCTAAAACTTCATCTAAATCATTTGGAAAATTAACTGAATCAGTTGCATAACTGTATTCTGCTTGACCTAATACTAAAGGTATTTTAGCTAATTTTATTTTCCATAAATGAACTCCTCTATTGGCCCATTCTTGAAACATAATATTTAAAGAACGTCTTGCTGATCTTAATTGAAAACCTGTTCGGGTTCCTCTCATACTTGTTCTTTCAAAAGCTTCTTCTATTACTTCATCCATTGTTGGATTAAAGAATGTTTGACCTGAAGTTGGAGGAGTAGTTAAAGCTGTATTACCAAAACCAGTAGTTGCGCTAGAATAATAATATAAAACTGGAGCACCAGTAGTTGCTACCGGAGCGACAACAATTTGAGTATAAGCTGTTGCAGTTCCTGGAGTTCCAGAAGCAGTTACACCTGTAGTGTATTCAACTCCTGTCCCTGCTGTACCTCCTGGAGGAGTTCCAAAAGTTCCATTTGCTGTTGCTGAAAATCTTAAAGGATTACCTGTATTGCTATTATCATCTTGATTAAAGATGTAAGTATTGCCTTCTTGAAGTTCTAAAACTGGACTAACCTCTCCGTTTATATAGAACTTACTTGCGTTAGCGCTATATTGATTGGTTCCAGTTGCAACCGTAACTGTATAAGTAATAGTCGCCATGTATAAACCTTATCCGCCAGTAATAGTTAGCGTAGCTCCTGCTGAATTAGTAACTAGAATTGTTACTCCCTCAGTGAATAAAATTCCTGAACCTGGTACATAAACAGATAAACCATCTGCACCAAATAAGTATTTAGCTTTTAAATTTGCTCCTACTGGAACTGCAGCTGTTTGGTCGTAAAGTTCAACGACTGATGAAGCTGCTCCTGCACCTTGAATAGAAGTAACTCTAGTTCTACCTGTTCTTAAATTTGCACCGGTTGTTGTACCGGTTTGGTTTAAGGTTGTTTGGTCACTTGAAAAAGATGAACCGCCCATAATATTTTCTCCTTGTTAAATTAGTGTGTGGGCCGAAGCCCACACTTAATTACTTAATTACGCTAAATTATTATTCTGTATATATTCTACAGTAATAATTCCTCGTCCAGTTGTGTTCGCTGATGAAAGTACATAAAGTGTAACATCAGAAGTTCCA